TACTAGAGCGACCAGTTACTTGTAGTTACTTCACCAAACACTTGCCAAGTAGTTGATTTATCGCACCCAATTCGGGTGCGTTTTTTTTACGCATTTAAAATCGATCTAATATGGCAGCAAAAAAACAAGGCTACAAAAGCCGACAAGACGAGTCATTGGGCGCACGAAGAGGTGCAAGAAAAAGCCTAAAACGCAATGTATCAGCTTCCGGTAGGCGAGCTATGGCATCCGGGCCTCGTAAAGCCGCCGGTGGTAAAAAGTTCGGTCTTACACCTAAAAAACGTCGATAAACATCTCCTTCGGGGAGAATACCAATGACCACCGAAAAACAACTAGATGCGTTTTACGGTGAGTTACAAAAGCTAATCATTCGGTATCAACAAGAATTTGACCTGAGTGATGCTGAGTTAATTGGTGGTCTTCAGATGTTTTCAGCGTTATTTGCAATTCAATCAGTAGGATGGTGTATTGAGGATGACGAAGATGAAGACTACGAAGATGAAGATGAAGAAAAAGAATTTTAATGCATAGGCAAAAACTTAACGCAAGCGTACTTCAAGATTTAGCTGATCGTTCAGTGTGGGATGTTCGACAAAGAATGTTCTACGAGATGCGTCACCACGGATTAAGGAGAAAGAATAAACCGTGGCCGGGAGCGAGTGACGTACATTTTCCGTTGGTTGACACCACAATAAGTGAATTAAAACCCGCTTATTTTCAGCAATTATTCGCTACAGATTTAATTGCACAATTTGTTCCTACGTCACCCCAGGTAGCCGAATACACGACTGCCGCCGCTCAATGGTTCGATCATCGAGTGAAGCAAAAGACTAATCTTGAGACAGAAGTCTTGAGTGCGGTTGATGCGATGTTGATGTGTGGAACTGGGATTTTAAAAGTTCTTTGGGATTATCAATCAAAGCGATTGAAGTATTACACTGTAAATCCCCAGCATTTTGTTGTCCCAGCGTGGACGAGAGATATTGCTGATGCGGATCGCATTTGTCATATCAGCGTTTATTCGGTTGAAGCGTATAAACGTCAAAAACACTTAAAACAGGACAAAGCCATACTCGACCAAATCGTTGGAAGTTACTCCGATGACGCTGGCGACATGAACACCGAATCTGTGAAGTACGAGCGCGAAGGATTAACGTTCCCCGAACAAGATAAAATCATTGTTTGGGAGGTTTACCATCGATGCCCGGACACGGGTGAGTGGTTAATTTGCACCTATTCACCTAGTTCACCGGATATAGACCTGCGTCCACCGATGAAATTACCGTATAATCACGGTAAACCACCATTTATTGCGATCAATTATGAGATAAAAGACCCCGGTTTTTACTCATCCAGAGGCGTAGTTGAGCTACAAGCGATCTTTGAAGCCGAGTTAACGAAGCTAATGAACGAGAAAAATGACGCAATGACGTTATTTAATCGCCCATTATACCGTGCCGAGCGTGATATGCCTAATTCTGGCAACCTCAGAATGACTCCTGGGAGCATTTTACCGTATGGAATCCAGCCGGTAGCACATCAAGCACCCCCAATTTCGTTCGATCAACAGATGAATATCATGCGCGAGATAGCGCAGAACCGGGTAAGTACACCAGATTTCGGTTTAACTCAGACATTACAGAACACCGAGAGACGTACTGCCACTGAAATTCAAGCAATTGGAGGTTTATATCAGCAATCCAGTGATTTACGGATGCGAATATTCCGAATTGCATTGGGCAATCTGTACCGGATGAGTTGGTCGATACTGCTTCAGTACGACAAAACAAGTTTGGATTATTGGTATTTGGACACTGCACAACAAGTTCCACAGGAAGCGTTGCATGAGCAGTATGGAATACAACCAACCGGATCGGCGGATGGAGTTAATAAGCAATTGCTGATGCAAAAGGCGATTACTCGATTCCAGATGTTTGCCAATGATCCGTTTATCGACCAAGGACAATTGCGGAAAACTATTCTAGAATCTGACGATGCAACACTCGTAAAACGTTTATATGTCGATCCGCAACTAGCTCAAGCGACTCAAGCAGAAGATCAAGCGAATGAAATAACATTCCTACGTTTAGGATTTCCTGCGGTAGTTAAAGATTCGGATGACCATTTGATCCACATTCAAACGGTCATGGCATACATCACTAACCGAGCCGATACCGGCGCACCACCAGAACCCGCCGAGGGACAGTTCCTAGAGCAACACATCGTTGAGCATTTGGAGAAACTGAAAGAAGCTGATCCAAAAACAGGACGTCAGGTGGAGAAAGAATTAAAGAATTTATTTGCACAAATGCAACAAGCAGTTGCAGCGCAAACACAAGAACAAGATGTGGAATCGATGGAAAACCCAGTGGCGGCAATGGAAACAATTCCGCCAGGTGTCCCGGTGGGCTAATCCCCCAGAATGGACAAGCGAACACGCTGCAAAATTGCAGCAATTTATGACAAGCGAGGTTGGTGTTACTTTACGTTACCACTTACTAAGCTTGCATATACAGAACTGTGATAGGTTTATTTCGAGTCCAAGCGACTTAGCGTATCACGCTGGTCATGCCGCCGGGTTTAAATCCGCGTTGGCTACACTTGACGGGATGGCAGTAATTACTAGCCAACCTGATGAACAAGTGGACGGTGTAACCGATGATCTGGAATGGATGCGTCAAACTGCTTAAAGATTTATGTCTGGAGTAACATTAGAAAAACCAGTCGAGGTCGATACTGAACGCGAGCAATTGCTAAGAGCATTGGAGGAATCCGATGCCAACGAGTTTGGTACTACTGCGAAAAAATCTTCGATGCCGCAGGTCGAAGAACCCGAACAGGATTCAGTTGTAACTGAAGACAAAACCAGTGAGGAACCGGAGCAACCGGCAGACGATAAACCGTTTGAGGAGGAACAGACCGAGCAATCTAAGTCTGGGGAGAAATCCCAGTCAAAGTATTCTCGGGCAAAGAAAACGCAAGACCGAGCCAACAAAACCTGGCGTGAAGTTAATGCTGAAAAATCCGCATTAAAGAAAGAGCGCGAGGAATTAGAAGCACAACGTCAAGCGTTGACAGAACAGCAAGACAAGTCTCTAGCCGAGATACAGCAAAAAACGGCAACGAGTCGCTACTCACCCGATGAATACGAGGCAATAGCCAAAGAGTTCGAGGATGAAGGCGATCACGCGAATGCCGAAGCAGCAAGAAAAGCGGCGGATCAGGCTCGTACTGCGGTTAAAGAACAGGACGCAAAAGCGCAGCAAGCAAAGTTTGTATCTGCATGGGATACGAATTGGAAGAGCCAAGCTAAAGAGCATAAAGATTTAAACGATCAGAACAGTGAATTGTTCAAGATGGTTGGTCAATTGCTTGAGCGAAAACCTGTTCTTACCCAATACCCCGAAGGCATCAACGATGCCGTCGAAGGTGCGGTGATGTACCTCCAGGCTAACCGATCAGCTTCGCTGGAAAAACAAGTCAGTGACTTAAAAAAGAAAGTCGCTGAATACGAAGAAAAAACACAACTGAACGGATCGCAACCGGCATCAAATATATTACAAGTTGAATCGTTTGATAAGTTATCTACCGATAAACAACGGGCTGAACTTATGAAAGCAATGCAACAAGCAGATGAATCCGGCACGGAGATGTTCGCAACAAATTAAATAAAAAATGGCAACAGGAATTACCAATACAACGAATGCTGGCGCACCAAATGTTAGCGAATCGTTACAAACTTACTTCGACAAGAAGCTACTGGAGCAGACTCTAAAGAACATCGTTCTCGATCAGTTTGCATATAAAGCCGATCTACCGAGCAAACGTGGGCATAAAGATATAAAATTCTTTCGATACCCAGAAGCAGACACTACCGATATTGATCCGTTAGTAGAAGGCACAGCAATTACATCTGCAAATTACAAACGTTTGGAACTTCAAAGTGTTAGTACCACACTTTCGCAATTTGGCCAGGTCATAGGAATTACTGATCTGTTAAGCGCAGTTGAACTTTTTAATCATCTCGAACAGGCAACCGTTACAAACGGTCAAGATGCCGCTTTGAAGGTTGACGAGATTCTACGCGACAAACTAGGAAGCAACGTCACTGATAAACAGAAGCGTTTCGCTGGTGCAGCTACATCTTACGCCACAGTCGGTGGTACAGATGATGCAATGACCGCACTCGATATTCTTGACGCAAGCACAAATCTACGAGTTCAAAATGCTCGTCCGTCAAACGGTTATTACACCGCTGTGATGGCACCGGAAGTTGCTCGCGATTTGATGAACGACGATGATTGGTTAGAAGCATCTCGCTATGGTGACACTGAGCAATTGTACAAAGGAGAAGTTGGACGATACATGGGTGTTCGTGTGGTAACTACCACAAATCCATTCAAGTCTAACGTCCAATACGCTTACCTCGCTGGTGGTGCTAAGTATTCCACATTTGTGGTAGGCGACCAGTCATACGGTGGAGTGAACCTATCCTCAATGAGCGCATATTCACCTAAGATGATTATCGCCCAAGGCCCGGACAAGACTGATCCATTGGCTCAGTTAACCACGGTTGGATTTAAATTCTACTACGGTTGTGAGGTTCTAAACGCCAAGCACTTAGTCGAAATTTACTCGACCACTAACTATAGCTAATCAATTAGCCTGGGGAGGTCAATAGCTTCCCCAGGCGTTTTATAATGCCAAAAGTAGATATTCCAATTACCGCACTACAAGTAGCGGATGAAGATGGTTCGATGATTGTCCCGGCAGTCGGTGATGCTGTTAGCTTCACGATTGATGGAGCGGTTGAGTCGATTGGCGATGAATATGCCGTAGTTGGCATGGAATCCGTCAACGGTGAACCGGCTTATACCGAAGACGTTGTCGAAGAAGAAATGGCGATTGAAGCACCCAGTCGGGATGATTTAATGGCTGAAATGGAAGCGATAGACGAGGCAGGAGGATTATAATTAAATGAGTACAACAAACGTAGGAAATCCAATGCAAGGCCGCCGATTAAAAGGCGGAAATAATGGTCAAGAACCAATCGAGATAAAAGCATCGATCGGTAATGGAAGCACTGCAAATTCTGCTACTCCGTTTCTGAAATTTACGGGAACGGCAGCATCCACAACTGACGGTGATAATAATGTCA